TCTGCATAGTACAGTTTGCGCTGGATGTCGTAGCCGCTTTGCGCCGTGTTCGTCTGAGCGTCTTCGTGCAAGCCGTCGCCGTCCGCCTGTGCCGTATAGTACAGCTCCACCGTGTCCGTCGCGCCGTCCAAAAGCGTTTCCGCTTCGCTGTCGTAGTTGCCTGTGTATTGCTCACCGTTACGGCCAAGGATAAGACTGCTGTTTTGCCATTCGCCCGAAACGGAATCGTACGTCAAATAGTCACCGTCCGCTGGCGTGCTTATCGTCACGTCCGTAAGTTCCCGCAGGTTATCGGGCGCGTCATCTAAAGCCGCTTGCAAACCCGTCACGCTCGCAATCGGCAGCGTAATCTCGTCCTGATAAATTGCGCTCCACGTGCCTTGTTGATATGCCAGCATTTGGTTGTCCTCAGGTTCGCCCGTGTCCACGTCGCTCAAGTCGTCGAGTACGTCAGGGCCTCCAGCATCGGCAGCAGGAATCCAGTTGCCCGTTGCCGCGTCGTAACTCAGTATTTGGTTATCCGTAACGCCTGTTACGTCCACGTCGGACAAATCGCCAAGCTGCGCGCCCGTGATTGGCGTGCCTAACGCTATTTCGATGTCGTCGCGCTTTATGCGAAATGTGAAAGTAAGCACCTGACTGTATCGGCGCGGATCGTACTCTATTTCGAAATCAACGTCATTGAATTGTACGCTTTCTACATTGACGCTGTTGTACGTTCCGCTTACACGGTCCAAAGCGGCGCGCACAGCGCTCGCTAAATCAGCCGCTCCGTTATAAGCGTCATCATAACAAAGCACTTCTACGCGCACCTCATCCAGCTTGCTCGGACCATCGTGCGTATCTTCAGGTTGCACGCTTTGCACCTGATAAATCACGAAAGGCACCGCCGTTTCTTGTTCGGCAATTTCAGGAAAAATCTTCGTGCCAACGATGTCGGTTACCGCCGTGGTGCCGCTTAAAATGCCGTATATCGCCTTGCCTATATTCATGCCTTTTTTGCTTTTGCTTTCGCTGCTTTTCTTATCGCTCGGTTGTATCCGTCCACGACTTTCTTGTACGCTTTCGGCGTCGCGTTCATAATCGACTTTCTAAATACGCCTTTGTTTCGTCCTTGGCCAAACTTTTGGTCACCGCCTTCTACAATGTTTGCGAACCAGCCGTCACGGTCAATCGGCATCCTGCGACCAACACGAGGCCCCACCCAGTACGATGTTTGCTGCTTGTCAATCAACCAAACGCGAATTGACCGCCGCATAGTCCCCACAGGTATATCGAGGTCAGGCCCCGACTTCCTGCGTACGCGCACAACTTGGTTGGCGTCGGAAATATTGCCGAGCATTTCCTTTTTGATGACGTTGCCAGCACCACGGTGAATCCGTCTCTGTACTTTCGGATTTTTCACCTGTTTACGCAACTCAGCAAGCTGCTTTTCAAGCGGTGTCGTATGTGCGTGAATGTGTATCAAGTCCCTGAGATTTGACAAAGCAAAACAAGCTGGTCGTTTCTACCAACTTCCTCAATGCCTTGAATGTTGTAATACTTCGAGGCGTATAGTACGCGGTCGTCGGCTTTGATGCCTCGGCTGTCGCTACTGCTGCGAATCTTAAAGCGCAGCCGTTGCACGGGCATATCTTGGTCAGTCGTAATTCGTTCCGTCATGCCTTCGCCCGTCTTCATAAGTTCCGCCCAAACGGTAAGCAGCGTTGACCACGTTTGCACGCGTTCGCCGTAGTCGTTCGTGGTCGTGGAGTATCGCTCCACCGTTATGCGTCGGTCGCTTTGGCCTATCCTCATGACGTCGTAATAATGCGATAAGGATTCAGGATAGCATAGAAACCAATTGGCAACTCGGCTACGGTCGTACCTGCTACAACGGGCTGCCGCTGTTCGTACATATGCGCCACCATCCAGCGCAAAGCAGTCAGTATCGGCTTTGGTATATCGGCCTCGGCATAACCAAGCGTCATGTTAATTTGCACGCGGTGGTATGCGTCGTCGTATGTGTCGGGCACTTGGTCAAACGTGATCCGAGCGGCGTTCGTTTTAATGTCGTACCAATATTTGGACGTGTCCAGCGTCTGCGTGCTGTTGCTGGTGTCCAAATACGTCACCGAACTGATGGCCGTAATTGGGCCAATCGGAAAACGCGAGGGCTTGAAATAATCGAGGTAGCCCACGGCACTCACGTCGCCGAGTCGCGTGTTGCAGTAATCCTCAATCCACTTTATAGCCGCGTCGCGGTACGCCTCTATCAGCGTATCCTCGTCGCTGTGGTCTACGCGCAAATGCGTCTTTAAATCGGCTACCGTTATAACGCTGTCGAGCGTCGGCGTGCCTGTTATTTCAACGGTCATCATGTCGCTAAAATACGGACAAAAAAAAGAGGCGACCGAAGCCGCCCCTTTCCCAAATTATCACGCTACTAATTATGCAGCTTCGATGTCTGTGCAGATGCTCAAGGCGCCTGGCTGACGTACAGCAACGTCGAAGAAACGGTTCACGTGCAAAGTAATTTGTGCGTTGCCCGCTGCGCTGTATGGGTCAACCAACAAGTCGAGGCCACCGAAGTAAGCCAAGATAAGGCCCTGTTGGAAGTTACCGAAAACCATTTGTCCCAATGGTCCAGCAGCATTTACCAAGTAAGGCGTGGCTACTGCTCGGTAACCGTTGAACGTGTTAGACGATAAGTCGTACAAAGCTGAAACGCTTGAAACTTGCGCTACGTTCTTAGCCAATTTAAACGCTTCAGGCGACATAGCGTAAGCAGCGCCGCCAAGGTTTCCACCAGCAGCCAAAACAGCCGCCTCCATAGCTACTGCCAATGCAGAAGTCATGTCGGTGTTGGCTCCACCAGTCGATTGGTCGTCTACGTCACTGTCGGCCAAAATCACGTCAAACGCTCGGTCGTCAATATATGCGTTCATCGCTGCGCTCAAGTCGTTCGCGATGAGCGTATCTATGCCCACACCTCCCTGGAGGATGAGTTGTTTTGTGTACGTGGTCTTTGCAGATACACGCTCAGGCGTCATGCTGACGGCATCCATCAACAAACCTGATGCAGCATTTGGGTCGGCTTCAGGTTCATCCGTTCCGCTTGCCTTGGTTGCGATTCGTGGGAATTGCAAGTTGCCAGCAGCGTTTCGAATTACAGTAGCTCCCAAACTTTCAATTACGGTTGGCGCTCGCAAGGCTTCGATGGCAGCAGGTACAACAGTTGCAACTGAACCCGAACCTGAACCCGTGGTTGCGCTGTGTTCGTCAGCGTCACCCAAAGCACGCAAAGCGATTGAAGGAATGGCGATTTGACCAGTCATTTGCAAGCCTTGTGAACGCGCCTCTTTCGCAGCTTCCTGCGCCCATTCAGCCTCAGCACCTTCCAAGCTGCGGCCGTTGGCGATTTGTGCTACGGCTCGGCTGATTGAAAACGCGCCGTGAACGCGCTCAACTTCACGCTGCTCGGCGTTCGAAACGTTTCCGCTCTGCGCCATGCGTGCAACCATTTCCTGCTCGCGCGTCTTGTGCTTAATCTTTACATCCAAGTCGACAATCATGCCGTCGAGCTTGTCGCATCGCTCCTGCTCTGCTTCTGTCAATGAGCGGCCTTCTGAGTCCGCTTTTTGTCCGATGCCTACGAACTCCTCGTAATACGCGGAGCGTTGGCCTTTTAGGTCGTTAAGTGTCATATTTGAAAAATTCTTTTCTGAGTTGTGCGTAAAGTTACGCGGTTCGGTTTTTATAGTTTCAGGCTCTGCGCGTTCTTCCTGTTCGGGTTCCTGCGTTTCCTGTTCGTCATTCAATTCCGCCGCTTCCTGCGCCGCCGCTGCCATGTTTCGCGCTGCTACTGTCGTTGTTGGAGCTGCTGGAAAAGTCACCGCCGAAGTGTCTAATAACCTGCCGACCTTGGTGATGGTCCGCGTGCTACGGTCCTCGCTCCATTCGTCTTTGTCGATGGTAAACGCAAAACTAGATTGAGTAATGTCGCCGCGCTTAATCAGCTTGTAAAGGTCGCGACCGTCTTGCGTGTCGGCCAAAGCTGCGCGGTACTTTAAGCCTGTTTCGTCAATGCTCAATTCCAGTGTTCCGTTCGTAGTTCGTGCCAATGGCGCGCCCGTATGATTGAGCAAAAACCGCACGTCGTCGTTTAACACCTCATCGAAGGCGCCGCGCGATACGGATTCTTTGAAATAGCCGAGGTCGTATTCTACATCAAAATTGCTGGCGTAACCTTCGACTACCAGCGAATCGTCACCTGCTGCGCGGACTTCTGCCGTGCGCAGTTCTACATTTTCGCCGTATTGGCTGCGCAGTTCTTCAATGCGCTTGTCGTCATTCTGTTCCATTACTTTCTGTTAGTTTGTCCGAATAAGCGCCCAACTTGTCAAGCGCGATTTGGTTGACTTGCACCACATGGGTGTCACCCCCGCTCGTAGGGTTGAGGTCCTCCCGTTCTCGGACTTCGTTAATATTTAAAACGCCGTTTTGCAGCATCTGCGTGTAGAAACTCGCACGGCTTTGCATGTCGCCACGGTACAAATCGTTGAGCAAAAACTTGCTGTAAATCTGCGGCCGCTCGCGCGATTGGATAAGTTTGCGGTCAATTTCCTGCTCGATACGCTTTGCCCACGGTGAAATTGTGTGGCGTGCAAATTGTAGGTTTTGCTGCTCGACGTTGTTGTATGTGGTCTGCGATTCTAGCTGCACAAGCGTAGGCGGAACGCTGAAAATGCGGCAAATTTCTTCCGCTTGAAACTTGCGCGTTTCGATGAATTGCGCTTCGTCGGGGCTGATGGAAATGCGCGAATATTTGAACCCAAACGGCAGCAATTTGGTGCCCGCTTGACGCGCTGCGCTGTTCCAACTGCCCTGAATAAGGTCCATTTGCTCCTTTTTTAGGGGCTGGTCACTGCTCAAAATGCCCGTCATTTGGCCGCCGCTGCCGAAATATTCCGCACCAAATTCCTCGGCCGCTTTCGCTAAACCAAGGTTTTCACGATGCAAGCGAATCGGCGATTTTCGCTGCAAATTGCAGATTTCAAGCATATTTTCAGCCTGAACCATGCCAACATTCTTGACGCTGAAAACGGGCTGGCCGTTTACAAATTTGCGGTCCACGTCATAGTAATCAAGGCCGATCAGGTTGGTGACATATCCGCGATTATCGCGCTCAATTAAGGCATATCCGCAGCCGTGCAGCACCGCCATGCTAACAATGGTCTCCCAAAATTCATAAGCCGTTTGGTATTCGTTGGGTCGGTATTTGATAACGTCGTATGCTGGGTGAATGTTGGCGGGCTGTATCTCTCGCCCGCTTTTTTCGTACACTTCAAGGCCCAAACTGGCAACCGTGGACGCGATTTTATACGTGCAAGCGTAGACGGTGGAGATAGTAAGCGCCGTGGTTTCGTTGATATTCGCGCCGCTTACCGTGTGCCCAAAAATACCAAGCTCGTTTGGAATTGCTTGGCTGTCGTATTTACCGACTCGGTAGCGCAATAATGCGCCTAATCTGTCGCGAAGTGTTGCCATATTGGTCGCAATTTACGAAAGGGAAATTATGTCGAAATAAGCTTCCTCGACCTGTGGCGTTTTCATGTGCTCGCCAATAGCCATTACCATAGCTACGATTGGGTCAATTTTTCCGCCGCTCTTTTGCTTGTCGGCTTTGATATTGCCTGCTGGGTCCATCTTTAGTTCCACATTTCCAAGCGCCCAGCGTAAAACGGGGTCGCCATCGTGCCAAATTTTGCCCGTTCGCGTCAAAACTTCAAGCTGTTTTGTGGGTGATGACATAGATACAAAGCCCTGACCAAACGGCACTAGCGGCACGCCGTCATCAACCAAGTCGATGGCAATTTGCGTGCTATTGTATCGGTCGAACGCTATTTTTTGGACTTGATAATTGTGCATAATGCTGTTTTCGTCAGTTACTTGGCCTTCGGGCTTGTTCATCACGCCACTCACGACGCGCCGAATGCTGGCGTAATCGGTCACGTTGCCGTCCGTCAGATGCACGTTTGGCAGCTCTCGAAAGGTGCGGTAAATGT